ATTATTTTATCTTTTTGTAGGCTAGACTGAAAACGCTTTCCAGCCTTGCCCGATGATTATTCAATCTTTGCGACCAGTCTTGCAACTGAGCCAGTGATGGTCGAGAAGCCAGCAGCCCATCCACCTCGGAAGGTGTGAGCACTGGCAGGTATTCCTCGTAGGCGAGAAGGTAATCAATTCGGCACATTCGGCATAACTAACATTACAAGGATATATCCGAGAACAGCAGCAAAGCCAAAGTATAGATAAATCTTTGCTATCTTCTCGTTTCTTGCTATGATGTAATCATCAGCTTCAACCTCAACCTTGCGCCTAGTCAATTGATGCCCATCGTATCGTTCCCCTCTCTTGTAGCGACCATCAGCGACATAGACCGCCTGCGATGTATACTGCCATCCATAGGCGGTATATTTGTTTTTCAGCTTTCTGTAGCCAACAATCAGCAGGACAACTCCACCGACGATACTAAACACGAAACCAACGAAACCCCAAAACCAAGCAGCACCAACAGAAGGGACTATCGGCTGGATTCCTTCATCCTCTACCTTTCCAACGCTGGAAACACGACCAGCACCACCAGCAGAAACATTCCGGTGCGGTATAGAGTGAGCATCGCCATAGATGCTATTGCTGACAACACGACCAGCATCCCTTCCTACCTGATTGACAGCAGAGCGAACGAAACCCTTTGCCAGTCCATTAATAAAACTTCCCATACGCTATTTATTTAAATGATTTATATTTCTGTCGTAGAACTCATTCCAAGCCTTTTTTTTTGATGAAGACGAAGAAGAGCAGCAGCCCTAGGGCGACCATCAGCAGATGCAGCGGCTGGCGCAAGACACCGAACCCGAAAGAACGCTGGAAGTCGATGCAGAACGAAATCAGCACTCCGTAGGTAGCGAACGCTCTATGTACCCAGCAGAAGCCATAGGCAAGGCTGACGATGATCCAGGCGATGAAGCCGAATATTGAGCAGTCGAATATCCACTCCGTGAGTTTTACACGAATGCCGAACGAGAGCAGAGTGCAGTGAACCAGCATTACAAACGCACCCACTGGAGGGATAATACCTATTATCAACCTGCTGGCTTTCCATAGCCAGCTTTTCCCGAGGGCGGCAAGAAGAATCTTCTCCTTCCGCTCTATGAAATCCTCCTCTTTCATCTTTGCTTAGAATATAGTTAATGATTTTTATCTCTGCCCGACAATGGCAAGCAGCGTTTTAACTTGACTTTGCAAGAACTCATTTTGTTCTCGCAGCAGTTTATTCTCAGCAGCCAAGGCAGCATCACTACCTATTGACTGGGAGACATTGGAACTGTTCGAACCATTGACGTTTGAACCGAAAACAGCCTCTTCCATCTCAGCAGGGAGTGGAGGGGCACACTTGTCTATTATTTCCTTTATCTTTTGAAAGAAATCTATCTTTATAGACTTGCGATTAAACTTCGCATTCAAGTTCTGCGGACTGGTTCCTAACTCCTCCGCAACAGCAGCGACGGACATTCCCGAGCGTTTTATATATTGTTTTAGTTCTTCTCCGTTCATATTAAAATAAAATTAAATAAAATTAAATTAATACTAAAATCACTATCAAATGTTTTGTAATCTAAAATATTTGTTTTATATTTGCAAACGATTTCAGAAACGAGTTTAAAAACTCATTTGCAAAGATAAAGAAAATAATTTAAAATACAAATAAAATGGGAGAAAATTTTAATTATGATTTCAGAACCCCACTGCAGAAGCAGCAGGACGAAAGAAAGAAGAACATCATAGCGATGTTTGCAGATTTCCGAGCAAAAGCACCTGCCGAGACCTCAGACAGCAGAATAATGCTCGCAGTATCACAGCGTGTTGGTTGCACCCAGCAGAACGTGCGTGTTATCCTCATCAAGGCTGGATTGATAACACCTAAGAAGAGACGTGCAGCCGTGCGCAAGTAATCAAGTGGAACCATTTAAACATTCAGAGCGTATGAAGAAGTTTATCGAGATTATCACAAGTGACGAAGTAATAAGCCTGGCAGTTGCCATCGTATTAGTAACTTTAATTTTTTGGAGGGCTTAATTATGACGAACGTAGAACCAAAGGTAGCGGATGCAGGCAGATACACCATGACAGAGACCTGCAAGGTGCTGGGCATCCATCGCAACACCCTGCGCAGATGGTTGCAGGCTGGTAAGATTAAGGTCAAGTTCCGCAGAATCGACAACCGCAAGGTCTTCGAGGGCAAAGAGATTAAAAAAGTCTGGAGGATTGCCCTATGAGCAAGTTATCAATCAATATGCGCAGGATGATCGTGAAGTACACAGACATCTGCTGGCTTATCACTAACTGGAAGGCGAACCGCAAGACCAGAAAGCAATGCAAACTGAACAACAAGTGCTATTTGGAGGCAGAGCGAAGAATCCAGTACAGAGAGTTTGAAGGCAACCTTTGCGTGGCACTGGATAACATTCCGCTCATACCACTGGACGGAACGGACAACGAGGTATTGAAGTCGTGCCGTGAGACCTTCCAAAGTTACATATTCAATAAGAGAGGAGGTAACGAATGAAGCCAAGAATTATCGAGGAATGCAGGACGAAAATGTACGATGCCATCTGGCTTGAGATAGACCGTGATCCACAGCGACCAGCGGTTGCAAGGGTAGATATCAAGACCAAGGCAGGCGACATTTCAGTCTGGTGCGACAGAACCGGAAACACAGCGGTAGTGGCGCATAAGAATAACAACAACGGAAGCGAGCGGCTGGAGGAAGCTATCGAGGGCTGCGTTAACTATCAGGACGTGATGGACGACTGGATGGAAGAGAACAGCCAATACGCAGACCAAGACCCGATGGACGCCTTCGAGGAAAGCAGGCTCGACAGCCTTATGGCTCAACTGGTTTGATTACGATGTTAAACAATTATTATATGGTTCCCTGCAGCGGCAGGGCAAAGGGCGCACGCAAAACTCATTTTTCAAGGTTATCTAAAATTAGTTGTTTTTACCATGCAATAATATGCGGAAACCGAGCGTGCGCCCTGCAACGGAAGGGCATCCACCAGCAGCAGGCAAGGGTGGGGTAGCAATCAACTTGGGTTCGAATCCCAAGCCTTCCACTAGAGTTAATTAAAAGATTATGTTGAACAATAAAAAGAACGAATTATGGAAAATGAAATTATCAATGTGAGCGGTGGCGAAATGCTGGAAGCTATCAACCGCTCGGAGATTGACGGACAGATTGCCACAGCGCATAAGTTCCCGAGAGACATCATGCAGTGCAAGCAGAATATGGTAGCATTGGCAGCCATGGACGATGATGTAGCCTACAACTGCTTCTACCACCTCGAACGACAAAGCAAGGACGGAAAGACAACAGTAATCGAGGGTCCGAGTGTCCGATTTACAGAAATCATTTCTGCCTGCTGGAAAAACCTGCGCATCGCTGGTCGCATCATCGCAAACGATGGCAAGACCATTACAGCGCAGGGTGTTTGCCACGACCTCGAGAGCAACGTTGCCTACTCCGTGGAAGTGAAGCGCAGCATTCTGACATCGAAGGGGTACACCTATTCGCAGGACATGCAAGTTGTGGTTGGCAATGCAGCCGTGGCGATCGCCCAGCGTAACGCAATCTGCAAGGTCGTGCCGCAGGTATTGATTGCAAGCGTGGTGAAGGAAGTGCAGGAAAAAGCACTCGAGCACATCAAGAAGGCTGGCGTGCCGAGCCAGTGGAAGAGCTGCGTAGCCTGCTTCCAAGTCTACCAGGTAACAGACCTTATGTTGCTTGACTACATCGGGAAGAAATCAGCTGAGGAAGTCACGGCAGAGGATATTCAGAAGCTTGCTGGTGTGTACAACGCCATCAAGGAAGGCACGACCACCGTAGAGGAGACTTTCAAGAAGCCAAAGCAGCAGGAAGCCATCGCGCAGCAGGCGCAGGCAGCAGCCGAGAGCGCACAGAAGAAGGCAGAGAAGGCAATGAGCCGCAGCCAAGGCAAGACTGGCACAGCAGCGAAGAAGTAGTTTAGTTTATAATGTTATAACGTTTGCCCGAACCGCCACGGCACAACCTATGGGGTGGGCTCCCATCACAACCTACCAAGGGAAGCCGTGGCAACTTTTAAACATTCAGTAAAAAATTATGGCAGAAAAAGAAAACAATCAGAAACACAAGAGCACCATCGACAAGTACTTCAGCAGAACCGCAGATGGTTACAAGGCATGGGCAGAAGAAGCCGAAGAAGAAAGATGCTATCTGCAGGCTGTAATAGAGCCGACTGGTGATGTAGACGAAGACGGAAACCAAGGATTCGATTTCCATATTGCTTGCCACGGTAAAACCGCTTACCTCGCAGATGGAATTGCTCAAGCAATGAAAAGGGATAAATTCCTTCGCACGATCGTTATTACAGCAGCTAGAAAATTCTTTTTTGATAAATAAAACATTCAGACAATGAAACAGATAATCAAATATAAAAGCAGAGAGGAGTGGTTGCAGAACCGCTCGAAGGGAATAGGCGCATCAGAGGCAGGCACAGTACTGGGACTGAACCCATGGGAAACACCATACCAGTTATGGAGACGCAAGAAGGGCATCGACCCACCAAAGGTTGAGAACTTTGCGATGGTCGCAGGACATCTGCTTGAGGATGCCGTGGCGCAGTTCTTCAAGCGAGAGAGCCACTGCCACATCATTAAGGCGAGCACGGACGACTACACCATCACGAACACCGATACTCCGTATCTGAGAGTAAGTCCAGACCGCACCTTCTGGAGAACCGGGGCAACGCACAACGAAGCGAGCAAGAGCATCCTCGAGTGCAAGACTACGCAGATGCAGATAGATGCAGACGACCTCCCGAAGCATTGGTTCTGCCAGCTACAGATGAACCTCGGAGTGGGCGAATACAAGGATGGAGCACTTGCCTGGCTGACAGCAGGCAGGGAGTTCGGCTACCGTGACATCGACTTCGACCCCGAGTTCTTCGGATGGATGAGGGACGAGATAACCAAGTTCTGGCTTGACTACATCGTGGGCAACCAAGAGCCGCCAGCCTACAGCGCACAAGACGTTCTCCTAAAGTCTCCTCTACATGTAGCTGGCAAGGAAGTGACTGCAACGAAGGAGATACTTGAACAGATTGCTAGGCTCAAGGAACTCAATGTTCAGAACAAGAAACTGGAGACCGAGCAGGATGAGATTGAGGATAACTTGAAGCTGTTCTTCGGGGACGCAGAGAGCATCGTGGACGGAAACGGAAAGATGCTGGCAACATGGAAAGCACCGAAGGCAAGCGAGAAGTTCGATGCCAAGGCTTTTCAGGCAGACCATCCTAAAGCGTGCGCCAAGTACATCAAGCAGGTGCAGGGAGCACGAAGATTGCTCATTAAGTAAAGGCAGGGCTTATGGCTAACGTTCCTATATCAAAAACCGACCTAAGGAATATAATTCTCCAGTTAGGAAATTATATTTCCCTAGGTGGGGAAGTGACAGCACCGACCGACACAAGCCAGCGGAACAAAATCCGTATGGCTACCGTGCTCAAACGGAAGCTGGAAAAGAAATTATCATTATCAGAATAAAGCATCATGAACGATTCATTCATCTTATACACATCATACTACGCTCTTATCGAGGGGCTGACCGATGAACAACTCGGGCAACTGACGAGAGCGATATTTCTCTACGCAAGGGATGGGGAGACTATCAGTCTAGAACCAGTCGTGCGTATGGCTTTCGGTTTTATCGTTGACGATATGAAACGGAATAAAGCCAAGTACGAAGAGAAGGTAGAACGATGGCGAGCCAATGGCAAAAAGGGTGGCAGACCAAGAAAAAACCAAGAGGATAAACAAAAACCAATTGGTTTAGATAAAAACCAAGAGGTTTCAGAAATAACCAAACAAAACCAAGAGGTTTTTTCAAAAACCTTATATGATAATGATAATGTATATGTAAATGATAATGTTTATGATAATGTAGATGTTAATGATGTTTCTAAAGAAACAGATATAGAACCTTCTAAAGAAGGTATTGAGAGTGCATCGGTCAAGACCGAAGCACCCGTTGGCGGCAAGGGTTCGAAATCTCAAAAGATAGACTATGCTGCCGTCAAGGAATACTGGAACCGCAAGCATGATGAGACGAAGAGTGCGATGCCGCCTATTACGCTCATGACCGAGAACCGCAAGGTGATGGTTAAGGCAAGGGTTCGTCAATGCAAGGGAGACGTGAAAACTCTGTACCGGGTAATTGACATTGCGATGGCATCTGACTTCATGAACGGCAACAATAAGCACGGCTGGCTCGGCAAGTTCGACTGGATATTCGGTAATGAGCAGAACTTCGCAAAGGTGCTGGAAGGCAACTTCAACAACGAGCCAGCCACAAGCCAGCAGCCGCAATCGGCAGCAGTCAAGGCGCAGGATCCTGCGGCAACAGCACGTCCGAGCATCGGGGAACTCTACGAGCAAGCCAAGCACCAGCAGCCAGCGAGCCAGCAGAGCCAAGATAGCAAGTTCCGGTGGGTAATCCAGCAGAACCTCGAAGACTTGAAAAAGAATCCGAACAACAAGCCTGCAAAGGATTCGCTGACAAGATACTACGAACGTGGAGTTCTTCAACGGCTGGGCATCGACTGGAAGCCCGAAAAATAACGAATGAGGGCAAAAACAGCCGCTCTGGGACGTTTTCACGCTTCGGGCGGTAAATTATAAGGCAAACAGATTTTAAACACTTAAAACAAAAGAATTATGGAAAAAGAAGTAATTGTAATTAATGAACCGGACGAAATAGCCAAGGGTTTCGAGGAAGATACGCTTCTGAATGTAGAAGGCAAGGTTCTCAAAGTTAAGAATGATACTTGCGACGAAAGTTGTTGCAATGTTTGTGCCCTTGATAAAGAGGAACTGGGCGAGTATTGTGCTTGCGCATTTTGTGCCGAGTGTCACTTTATAGAGATTGAAAGCCATGAATGAGTTGTTTTTCAACGAATGCAGAGCCGCAGGGCTTGTATTCAAGACATCGAACGATTGGTTCAAGTGGCTGACCGATAATAGCTACGACATCAAGAAGCCGGTCGCAGAGCATGAAGGCTTCCAGTTCAATATCAAGGATGAGTGCATCAATCCGCACGTAATCGAGTATGCCGCAGAGGGTGCAGACAACTGGGGATGGAAGGTAATGACCGCCAATACACAGTTCGGCTGGATATGGGGCTACAGCATTCAGAAGGGAAAGCACGGATATGACAGTCCGGTTGCCTACCCGAGTAGATATGACACTCTCAGCATCTTCTACGGTAATGAGAAAGAAGCGGAGCACGATGCCCTGACCTGCATCATCAGAGACCTTGAGAAGAATGCTGGAACCAAAAACACCAACCTACTTCTCTGGGCAGCTAAGAAGAAGCGAGCAGACATCATTCATCCACAGCAGGAACTTTTTAAATAAAAAAATATGAAAAAGATAGAAATCATCACGGACGAACACCGACATCACGTATACATCGGCAACACCGACTTCTGGCTCAATACTAAGGAACTGTTGGAATTTTATTTTAAACTCGGACACGTTAAGTTATAAACAATAAAAACATTCAGACAATGGAACAGAAAGATATTGATATTTATGAGATACTCAAAGATGAAGAGTATGGTACGGAGTTGTACACGCCAATATGTGGGAAGGTGTGGCACAGTGGAATGGCAAACGACAAGGACAGTGCGAAAGCAATCTGGACTGAGGACGAAGATGGAAGAGAGCATTTTTTCGACAAGAACGGAAAAGTCTCTAAAGAAGGAGAAGTCCTGCTTTTCCCATCAAAGGAAATGAGAGACTGGAGCAAGTTCTTCAAGAAGGGAGACGTGCTTGTTCATAGAGATGGCGACATACATGTTATCTTTGAAGGGTTTAAAGATAATCGCTACACAAGATTTAAAAGCAAGCATTATCTGTGGAAAGAATGTTTCGAAGATTATAGCAAAGAACAATCCGGAATGGTAACTTTTACGTTTAGGAAAGTTAGCGATGATGAAGCCAAGACCTACATCAACACTATCGAGAAATTTTTGGGCGGCAAGTTGAACCGCGAAACTCTGGAGATTGAGAAACCTCAGCCTGAGTTCAAGGAGGGAGATGTTTTGTTTGTAAAATGCCAGGGCGATAATTTTATTGAAATCTTTAAATACTCTAAAAAGAATGGTGACTTATTTGACCACGTTTCACTAGTCCCTAGAACGCAGGAATTAGATACCTCTGGTAAATATAAAATATGCAAAGAAAGTATCGTAGAAATTCGCCTTGCCACAGAAGAAGAGAAAGAACAGCTCTTCTCAGCTCTAGAAAAGAAAGGCAAACGCTGGGATATTGAGAAGAAACAGATTGTGGACTTGAAGCCAGCGTTTGAAATCGGCAAACTCTACGTTTTTAAAGAGGAAGACGAGGACGGAGAGTTGACAATCATCGGTAAACTCATCGACAAGAACGAAAGCGAAGATACGCTGACATTCGGCAACCAGTACGAAATCGAGAACGAGAAGTTCGTGACCGACCAAACCTTCGACCTGCGCATCAGCGTTAACAAGGAACTGCGAGAAGCAACAGATGACGAATATTGCACGTTCCGAGAGGCTTATTACCTATGGGAGAAGAGCAAGGAAAAGAAGAGCGAGGAGCAGTCAGCCTTCAAGACCTTCGACAAGGTGCTGGTGAGTAATGGAGAGGAATACAATTGGCAGCCAGCCTTCTTTGTTAGTGACCGTGGAGAGGGAGCAATTTATAGATATAATGTCTTGCCCATCCAAAGCGGAAAAGTAGCGGACTTCGCCTTCTGCATCCCATTCGAGGGCAATGAGCACCTCACCTTCACGTCAGACCCATTCTAGTGGACGTATGGCGAGTGAATTATGCAAGGCTTGCGATACCGGGCGAAACTGCTTAAATGGCATCTATTGCCCGGAGCGCAAGCAATATGTAGAACATCAGGTAATACTTGAATGCAATGAGCGATTTCGCAACAAGGGAGAAGAACAGAACGTACTACCAGGAACACCGGGAACAGATCCTCAGAGCCACGAAGGAGTGGCGAAAGAGAAACCGTGAGAAATACCGGGCGTATCAAAAGGAGTACTGGAGTAAGCACTACCGGAACTACGGTACGAAGAACCGGGTAGCCGACAGAGCGATGCGTGAGAGGAAGAAGCCGGACGTAGAGAAGGCTCTTTCTATGTTCAAGAATCCGCAGCAGGCAGCGCATCTGGCATGGCTGCTAGAAAACAAAAAGAATAATCGGTCGTGAGTTCAATAATAGAGTTTTTAACCAGCGAGGACAGAAGGGGATGGCTCCTATCAAAACAAATAACTTATAACATCTTGAAATTACGATATGAGAGCCGGAAACGTATCTCCCGAAGTCTGACAACAAACAAAGAAAGCGAGGTGGTACATGAAGAAGTAAGAAAAAGAAATCGTTAGAAATTATGCTTTTATTCATTCGGCTGGCGGTGGAAGAAGGAAGAACCCTGCAACATATACATTTTGTTATTCATTTATTTTGCAATCGCAGACAACTTCCGGAATCCCTGCCAGCTTTCTCTATCGCAACCAAAAAGAAGGGAAAGAAAGGGGTAGGGGAAAGATAGGGATAATAACGCATGTGCGCACGTATATGCGCACGTAAAGGGGGTTGCGTAAAACTCACCAGCAAAACAAAATAAACGCTTATGCGTGAAATTTAAACAAAAAAAAGTACTTTAAAGAAAAAATGGAAAAAGGAACAGTTATAATCGGAATCGACCCCGACAACCTGGAAAGCGGAGTTGGAGCAGTCTTTGACGACAAGAAGTTTCTCGCTTATAAGATGAACTTCCCAGCTTTGATAGATTACCTCAAGGCTATGAACGAGAGTTGCAAAAAGATTAAGGTCGTTATTGAAGGCGGCTGGCTCAACAAAAGCAACTGGCATGTGCTTAATCGGTTCATGACAGCAGTCAAGGCAGCAGCAATCGGACGCTCTACCGGAATGAACCATCAGACCGGAATCTTGATTGTTGAGTGCTGTAAACATTACAATATCCCCTGCGAAATCGTCAAGCCACTAAAGAAGTGCTGGAAGGGTAAAGACGGAAAAATCACGCAAGACGAACTTGCTTATTTTGTAAGCGCAGGAGAAAAGATGCCGAGAATGAACCAAGACCAGAGAGACGCACTTCTCCTCGCATGGGTATGTGCAGGATACAAGGTCAGAGTGAAGCCGAAGAAACCGCAGACAACCCTGCAGAAGACCATCAGAGCCTTTGATGGATAAGATAAAACGAAGTGTTGGAAAAAGTTAAAAGTGTGCAAAGAACAAACAACTAAAGCAAAAAAGTAGTATCTTTGCGCCAGTGTTTAGGAGATAAGCACAAATTTCGAACTTAAAACAAGAAGAAAATGAAAACAGAAGAAATCGCACTATCGAGGGTCAGCGAGAATGAGGCGAACCCTAGAGAGATAAGTCAAGCGAACTTTCAGAAGCTTGTGCAGAGCATCATCGTGTTCCCACGAATGTTGACCCTGCGCCCGATTGTTGTTGATGAGACCTTCCACGCATTGGGTGGAAACATGAGACTGAAAGCCTTGCAGCACATTGTCACGATGGACGAAGCAAGCATTCAAGTAAAGCTGGATGCAGAGCAGCGTCTTTCCGATGAGGAGCAATCCGCATTGATGGAGTATTGGCAGGGATGGCAGCAGCAGCCAACAGTTACCGTGGTGAGCGCATCAGACTTGACAGAAGCACAGAAGCAGGAGTTCATGATTAAAGACAACCTATCCTTCGGCAACTGGGACTTCAACGACCTTGCGAACCGATGGGACAGCGCACAGCTTCAGAACTGGGGTATGCCAGTCTGGAACCCAGCACCAGTGGAAGCAAGCAGCACCAGCAAGTGCAAGAAGAAAGACAAGGACGACCAAGAGGGCGACCCATTCGCAGGGGAACTACCTCCTGAAATCGAAGGGCAAGACTTAACTCCTGACGACTTGCCAACGATAATGGGCGATGGCGTTTTGCCACGTGAGAACGTAATCATTCACTACAAGCCAGCCGATGAGCCATTCCTTGCCAAGCTTCTGGGAGTTGATCATATCGACCGCATCGTCTGGAACTTTGACGAACTGAAACCAAGACAAGAAGGAAAGGAGGAAGACAATGGAGAAGAATAAAATCGAGAACATCAACCTGCACGACCTGGTGGAGAACCAAGACAACCCACGCAGCATTGAGCCACAGCAGATGCAGAAACTCGTTGAGAGTATTCTGACGTTTCCAAAGATGTTGCAGATGAGACCAATCGTCTGTAATGAGAACCGAGTTATCCTCGGAGGAAACATGCGCTTCCGTGCCCTGCTCAACATCGAGCAGATGGAAGACGAAGCTATCAAGAACGCAATAGAAGCCGTTGCAGTGAAACTGACCGATGGAGAGAAGCAGCAGCTTTGCAGCCACTGGGAGACTTGGAAGGCAGAACCAAAGGTCGAGGTCGTTATGGCTGACAGCCTATCCGATGAAGAGACGGACGAGTTCATCATCAAGGATAACGTCTATTTTGGCAGCTGGGATGAAGAGAAGCTAAAGGGAGCATTTGATGTGGACGATATGCAGCGATGGGGATTGAACCCCTGGGAAATCCAGCAGGAAGCCACGACCTACGAGCCAGCAGAGGACGAAGAGCAGCGCATCATCATCGTATACCGCAGCGAGGACGCACAAGCCGTGGCAGACATGCTTGGACTTGACGCAATCGAGAAGCGCAACTTTGATGTGGACGAACTCAAAGAAAAAACCGAATAGTCGGAAATTTAGCGTTTAAGTCGGAGAAACGTTTGAAATGGATAAACTATCCGCTCTGAACAATTCAATCCGGCAGAGGCGAAATTTAACAAAAATAACTCGAATATGAGAAAGACTTGTGTTTTTATCATTGGAACCAACGCCAGCGGAAAGAGCACCGTTGCCCGAAAGCTGATAGAAAGCTTTGGTGGAATCGAAAGCTATTCAAACGGAATAAGCAGCACCAGGGATGGAGTTGCATTTGCAGGGCGATACGATGTTAAGTACGGAGGTGTTGACAATCTGAACGGTACGACCATACTTCGTGACATCGTGAAGAAGGCACTGGAGAGCACCGACTGCATCATTTGCGAAGGGATGAGACTTAAATGCTGGGGTCCGAACTTGACGCACGCAATGTTCAATGCGGACAGACAGATTGTAATCTTCTTATACGCACCACTGGAAGAAATCCAAAAAAGGCTCGCAGAACGGTCGAACGGAACGTTAAGCAAGGATATTATCCGGGGACAGCGAGAATCGGCACACTCGGCTAAGAAATGGCAAACTGCTGGGTGTGACGTTGTAGCGATAGACACCACGAAGCAGACAGCAGACCAAATCGCAGACTTTATCATCAACAAAATAAATTCATGAGGATATGGCAGAACATTATGGCAACACGCCAAGAATAACATACGAGTTTCCCGACTGCTCAATGCCAATGGCTTTTGACACTTACAATAATTGCAGCTTTGGCTGTATGTATTGCTTTGCTCAGAACCAGCGAGGTATTGGCAGCAAGAAGAAGGAATACCTGCACAAGGAGGTTAAAGACGTGAGCGTTGAGCGCATCAAACGAATGTTCATGACCCCGACAAGCACGGTGGAGACTTTGCGCCATACATCAAGGCTCGCAAGGTTATGCAGTGGGGAAGCATGAGCGACCAGTTCGACAACTTCGAACGTAAGTACGGAACGACACTGGAACTTTTGCGCTTCTTCAAGGATATAGACTATCCGCTTTGCTTCTCGACCAAGGGAGCATGGTTCACCAAGGATGAGCGATACATGGACTTGATCAGAGGGCAGAAGAACTGGAACTTCAAGTTCTCAATCATCACCAGCGATGCAGAGAAGGCTAGAGTAATAGAGCGAGGGGTGGAAAGCCCACAAGCAAGACTGGAAGCCATCGAGCGCATCGCCAATGCAGGGGCAGGAGGGGCAACGCTGAGACTGAGACCCTTCATCATCGGAGTGAGCACGCCAACGTACCTCGACCTTATCAAGGAAGCATTCAACAGAGGGGCTACAGCTTTGAGCACCGAATTCTTCTGTCTAGAAACAAGAAGCCCGACATTGAGGGAATTGTTGCCTACCATCAGCAAGATGGCAGGTTTCGACATTCTCGCATTCTACAAGAAGTACAGCGTACAATCCGGCTATCTAAGACTTAACCGCAAGGTTAAAGGACCGTTCTTCCATAACATGAAGGAACTGTGCGACCAGCTGGGAATGCGCTTTTATGTATCGGACGCACACTTCAAGGAACTTTGCCACAACGGAAGTTGCTGCGGATTGCCGCCAACGTGGAACTACAGCAGGGGGCAGATGTGCGAAGCACTGAACATTTGCAAGCGCAAGGGATACGTGAGGTGGAGCGACATCAAGCTGGATGCAGAGAACCTTTTGAGGGCGAGACTGGAGAAGGCGATGAACCTGGGAACAAGAGAGAAGTACTCGAAGTATTACACGATGAGCGCAGCCGACTACATGAAGTGGTGCTGGAACAATCCGCAGGCAGCGCACTCGCCATACAAGATGTTCGAAGGGGCAATGTTGCCAGCTGACGAACGAGACAGCGAGGGAAACATCGTATACAAGTACAACGGAGCGAAATTTTAAATCAAGAATCGTATGCCACAAGGTAATAACAACAAACATCGAGCACAGAAAATCGACATCGAGAACCGCCTGCAGATTATCGCACCCCTATACCGCAAGGGATGGACGGAGCGAGAAATCACGGCAGAGGTTCGCAAGCGGCTCGACAGACCGAAATACAATCAAGCGCACTGCGACATTCAGCGCTTATTGAAGGAGTGGAGGGAAGAGAGACTGACCGACACGGACGAAAAGATAACAAGCGAGGTGGCAAGGTTGAAACTGGTGATACGTGAAGCCTGGGACGCATGGGAGAAATCCAAAGCGGACTATAACAGCAAGACACAGACACAAGTCGGACTGCCTAACAAGGATCCAGACACTGGGTTGGTAACGATGGATACCGTCAAGGCGATAATGTTCGATGCTGAGAAGCGAGGACTAGGAGACCCAAGGTATCTTGACATCATCCTAAAGGCTGAGACGCAGATTTGCAAGCTGCTCGGACTTGATAAGGTCGTGCTCGACCTGAACGCAGGCTTTCAAGGCGGCATCGAGGTACGATACATCAACTCGGGACACCAGTGCGCATCCAGCGAGCAGGAAGTAATCGAGCGTGAAGGATTGGATAAAGAATAATTTTTTACCATAATTTTGTTTTAAGTTTTATTGTTTGAAAGTATGGCACTATTTGACGTTATTGGTGAACTGTATGACCCGAATGCGGACGTGAAGCCAAGGTTTCTCGTAAACCAAGGAGGCACGTCCTCGGGGAAGACATACACCATCATGCAGCGTCTTATAGTGCTTTCTTTTGAGCACCCCATGGCAATTATCACGGTGTGCGGTCAAGACCTCCCGAACCTAAAGGTTGGAGCCATGCGAGACCTCGACACCATCCTGCACTCAAGGGCAGAGTTGCTGGACTGGTTCAAGAACAACAAGAGCGACAGCAGCTACCGAGGAAAGAACGGCTCAATCATCGAGTTCAAGAGTTACCAGGATGCGCAGGACGCTAAGAACGGTAAGCGTGACTACCTGTTCGTGAACGAGGCGAACGGTGTGCCCTACGAAGTTTTCTGGCAACTTGCCATCCGAACCCGAAAGCAGGTGTTCATCGACTACAACCCAAGTGCAAGGTTTTGGGTGCACAACAACATCATCGGCAGGGATGATTGCAGATTGATTTTGAGCGACCACCGAAACAACCGATTCCTGACGGAGCAGGAGCACAAGAAAATTGAAGAGATTGACGACCCCGAACTGTGGCGAGTTTATGCAAGAGGATTGACCGGAAAGATAACCGGGCTTATCTTCACTAACTGGGGCATCGTTGACAAGCTGCCACCAAGGGAGGAGTGGAAGATGGAATGCAGGGGTATGGACTTCGGATTCACCAACGACCCAACTGCGCTGGAGCACGTTATATTGGCGCACGGAGAGTTATGGGTGGATGAAGAAATCTACCAGCCTGGAATGACGAACGATGACATCGCAGACCGATGCAAGGAGCAAGGACGGACGAAACGAGACCTTATCATTGCGGATTCGGCAGAGCCTAAGAGCATTCAGGAGATACACAACCGAGGGCTGTGGATAATCGGCAGCACCAAGGGAGCGGACAGTATCAACAACGGCATCGACATCTTGAAGCGTTTCCGCATCAACATAACAAGACGCAGCCACGGTATCATCGGGAACATGCAGCAATACAAGTGGAAGAAGTCAAGGGATGGAGAGACCACGAACCAGCCTATAGACGCATTCAATCACGGAATAGACGCAATACGATACGTAGCCTTGAAGAAGTTATCCGTAGCAAGTCACGGAACGGCTAGGGCGCACGTATTAAGGCAAAGATAAGACAAAAATATAAAGCGTATGGATAATAACACTACATTCAAGTACTGGCTGGCAGTTGCTAGACACACCAGCTACAAAATCGGCAAGCAGCCACGACCAGCGTTTGTCGGAGGGAAACAAGTGCCCGACAATCTCAATCAGCTATCCATCGGGCAGCTAATAGACCTTTCCCAGCTATCAGACAGCGAGGAAAGTCTGTATCAGATAGTGACAACCGTCCTCGGTCTGAGCCACAAGGAAGTGGAGCAGGCTAGGGCGGTTGATGTTGTTATGCTCATCGGTTGGGTAACATCAGAGGTGGAGCGCATCAATAAACTCTTCGAGAGTACAGACACAGCGAAGCCAACACGACTGGAGAAGGAGGCAGGCATCGATACCCTGCGGTTCGGACTGTTCGGCATGCTGGACTGGTATGCGGTAAGGATGGGCATCAGCGACCACGACCAAGTATTAAAAACGCCATGGCTTCGCATCTACAAGTGCATGGAAATGGACAACAAGAGAAGCGTGTACGAGCGAAACCTGCAGAAGTTGCAGGCAGAGGAAATGAAACGTAAATCTAGATAATTATGGCAACAATCAGAGAAACATTGAAGCAGCTGGCAGCAGACACACTACCAGACTACACCTACCTATTCGAGGACTGGGACACTGCGGACACCAAGCTGGAGAAACTGAACTATCCGGCAATCGTCTGTATCATACCAGCCAGCGGCACGACAGAGATACGCAACGGCAGGGTATACGACACCGTGAACGTTGCCCTGGCTTATCTCGACACCGTACCGAGGGCAGCGGAAGGGGAAGACAACGGAGAGTGCATCGACCGAATGAAGGTGGCAGGGGCAAGGATGATACGAGCCATCAACCAGTCGCACCAGTTCGAACCATTGGAGGGGCAGCAGTACTACGAGACCATCATCGAGCGTTTGAGCACGATCGTGTCGGGCGTAATGTACTCCCTTCAGCTGACACAGAGCATAGGAGGGTGTGAGGTATGAGCAAGGGAGGTATTCAATTTGACCCTAAGGCGGCATCGATGATAATGAGGGAGGAAGTGGAGAGAGCACGGCAGCTTATCATCAACCACATACGTATCAACGGACAGAACGCATCGGGGCGCACAATCGCCAGCCTAAAGGTGGAGCAGCCCAGCGAGGACGAAACCATCCTCTGGGGACACAAGCCATTCGGGGTTCTCGAGACCGGACGAAGGGCAGGAAAGATACCATACGGCTTCCGTGGAATCATCCGGCAGTGGATGAAGGACAAGGGACTGCACGGCAGACCTATCCCCTACAAAACCAAGCGGCAGCACAAGTACACTCCACAAGAGCGTGGCGACATGAGCATGGCAGGAGCCATCGCCCACGCCATCGCAAACAAGGGTTCTAAACTGCACCGGACGGGCGGCAGGGCTGACGTATACAGCAATGTTGTTCCCGACACGATGAAGCGGCTGGGGCAGCGACTTATTTTCTTAATCCACCAGTCGGTGGGAAGTATCAAACTTAACAATGAGACGGTATGAGACAGACAGTGAACAACGGATATTCTTTTTTCTACCCCGATGAAGTATACTTTGCATTTTTGCCTTGCATTATCAAAGCAAGTGGAAGTAACCTTTCGTGGATTGAGGTAATAATCAGATGTGGCAACAAGGAACGAGCCTACAATTTCGAGGCGTTCAACGGTGAGTGCATAACAGACTTCAAGACATACGTGCAAGCTCTTTTTGACGGACGTATCAATGCAGCCTATGATTGGACAATAGGCTATGACACCAGCGTTCTAAACATTCTCGTGGGCATCGAGGTTAACGCATACGATGACAGAGACGGACAGCTTGCGAGCATCGATTTCACTACGAACATGGTTTGGGGCGCACCAAAGTATGGTGAGACGTGGAACGGCTACAAACGGCTTACATGGTTTACTCATTATCCGTTCACCTTTGGCATATACTTAAGCAAGTTGAACGCAAACCTACTAATCGGTTACGAGGGAGCACCCAATGAGCTACTGAAGATTCCGGTTAACGGTATAGTGGATTTCTACGCAGGCATATTGCCTAGTGGCGCAAAATACTGGAACATATACGATTATGATGGAGAGATTCAGCAGGGAACATTTGACAATACTTTCGACCTTACTTTCAGATTAACCACCGGAGGTAAGCAGTCACTATTGTTACGCATCGACAGAGACGATGCTGAGAGTGGTATCTATCTGCGTTGGATTGACCGTCACGGATTCATCCGCTATTGGCTCTTTGCGGCTGGAGAGGAAACGAGGGAGATAGCCAGCGACCTGAGTTTCATACGCAACAATTTAGCCGGTTATCTATACGGCTACTATGGCGATAATGGAAGAAGGCAGGGATATGATCGTACGGACTCAATCAAACTTTGTGCTCCGTTGGTTGACAGTGATACGTTCGATATGTTACAAGACCTAGCCAGCAGCCCAGTCGTTGACATGTACCTAGGGGGAGACTGGATGCAAGAGGAAGACCAGTGGATGAGCGTAACAATCAAGGCAGGAAGCTACACGAAGAGCACAGCTTGCTTGCAGGATTTCGTGTGCGAAATGATTATTAACAACATTAACGTTCAGAGACTATGATAGACCAGCAACTTTACATTGACGGTGTTCTGATGGACTTGCCGGAGAACACCGATGTGGTGCTCGACATCAAGAGCAACCTTTTTCGTGACGTCACAAAAATGACCTCAAACTACACGTACACCATCCAGTTACCACGGACGGTGCATAATCTTTCAGTATTGCAGCAAGCGGACAGACCGAAGAGCGGCAGCAGATACCCCTATATTTTCCATAAGTGCAGTTATTTCCGTGGAGGTGTGCAAATTATCAAGGACGGACGTTTGAACGTTCTGAGCATCGAGGAAAATATCGAGACCTCAATCTATTGGGGTATAATGCCAGCGTTCTCCAAGTTACTGGAGAGCGGAATGAAACTGAATGAACTGGGAGTGACAGACAGAGTGCTTTTTGAAAAGTACAACACTCCAAACACCAGGGAGGAAGCCGTGAGCAATGGGATATTCTTTGCTTATTACAATCCATACCGAATTGAGAGCAAAGATAACTTTGGCATTAATTTGGTGCAGAGGAATAAATATACCACGACACAATACTCGCCTAGCCGTGGACGCATCAGAACAGGCACAGAGGTCGGAAAGTATATAAGCGGAAATATAGAGAGCGCATCGAACATGATCTGTGCTCTTATCCCTTTCTTGCCATCATCAACGGCAAATGTGCAAGCGCAAGGAAAGGGCGATTACAGAAGCTATGCGGTGCTGGATAAGTACATGCGGGTTATATCCGTGAGCGGAGAAGATGAGACACTGGAAGTATACACCATCAGAGGAGAGGCTAGAGCTGCATACCTCGTAGTGAATGCACCTGCCAAATATTACAGCACTCTGTCGCTATCGGTTACCGGGCTGACACCTATGCACGAAATGATAGATGGCGATAATAAGGAGGATTTCGTAGGCGATGATGTGGCGGTGGATGAATATAAAACGTCCCCAAAATTCTTGCAGCCATGTGTGACCGTAAACTGGCTATTGTCAAGGATAGCGAGGAAGTCGGGCGTGTCTTTTGTTTGGCAGGATGATGAAGCAAAGAAGATGTTGAACGACCTCGTTGTGCCTATAATCAACAACAAGGCAGACGACAAGACAATCATCGGTAATCTGACCGCAGACGTTAAGAGCCGTGACGGACTGGGAGCACTTTCCTTTTCTGTCAACAACTCATTGACATCAGTCACACCAAGCACTGGCAGCGATGTACATAAACTGACGATAACGAAGGATTGCGAACTGACCTTTGATGTGCAAGTGCAATACTACGTCAGACATCAGTTTGATGACGCAGCGGAGATTCAGGTGCCTATGGGCGTAAAAATGACCGTGACAACGCCAAGCACTACTGGAGGTGAGACATCCACGCAGGAATACGAGTTCGGAGATTTGAAATACGAGGATGGGCAGATGAAGTTACCGGTCGTACTACGCAGATATGCTATCGATGACTATCTTTATTTACTTTCGGCAGGAACGAACACAATATCACTAAAGAAGGACGATGTATTGACGTTTGAGACTATCATGTACGGTCCGGATGCGGGAGAAACTAACCCACCATCCGTTTACAGCGGCAAAATCACTGCGAGCGTCAAGAGTGGGGACAGCGTTCCGATTGGTGGAAGTTTCCCTATCGGCATAAACCTGCCTGAAATCGAGATAACAAACTTCATTAAGTTTTTGGCTTTGATAACTGGCTCGTTCCCTAGGCAACTGACCAACAGCACGCAAGTGCAGTTTATCATGTTTACCAGAGTTTGGGCAAACAAGGCGAACGCCTACGACTGGAGCGGAAAACTCATTCCGTATGACCGCCAAGGTGCACCACGAAAAAGCGAGTATTCCGTTTCAGACTTCATGCAGCACAACCGCTACAAGTGGAAGGAAGACGAAGAGACAACTGGAGACTATGATGCAGACCTCGCAATCAGCAACCAAACTTTAGGCTACGAGCAGGACACGTGGACGCTACCTTTTGCAGCCAGCGATGACAACCGCATACCGATAAGAACACTGGATTCTTTCGGCATGAAGAATGGTGGAGAGTATAAGGGATGCAAGGAGCGAATAATGACGCTTAGGGATGACAAGGAGCAGGCGGCACTGCGATTCGACATTGACCTTCAGAACATCTTCGATACGAAGTACAAGCAGCTTGCAGCAAGCATCGCCAAGGCGCACGTAATCACAGAGCGGCTCAATCTGTCGGACTTGGATATTCTGGATTTTGACGAGACGAAGCCAGTGTACCTTGCCCAGTATGGAGCGTATTTTGCGGTTTTAGAAATCAAGACAACAAGCAGCGGATATTGCGAGGTTACAATGATAGAGTTGAACAACTAAAAAGAACGAACTATGGTAAGTGAAGACAAACAGCAGATTCTTGACATCAAGGTCAAGTACGAGGATGCAATCTATGGCATCATCAGATACAAGGAAAAGATAGACCAGCTAAAGGCAAGCATCAAGGACTTGCAGCAGCAGGAAAAAGACAAGACCATCACGACCAACGAAATGAAGGTTCAGACGGAAGCCATCAACGCAACCATCAAGGAGTATCAGTACAACGTGCGTGCCCTGCAGAAGGAGATCCAGAACAACGTGCGCACAGAGAACGAGCAGGAGGGCAGCTTGAAACAGCTGCGTGCCCAGCTTTCCAATGCCACCAAGAAGTATGACGAAATGGCGAAGGCAGAGCGTGAGGGAGCAAAGGGGCAGGCACTGCAGAAACACATCAATGAGATTACCAACGAACTAAAACTGGCAGAGGAGCAGACCCAGCGATACTACCGGAATGTGGGTAATTACTACAACTCAATGCTCGACCTTGCAGCCGACCTCCAGCACGTTGTACCGATGGGTGGCGGTGGAGGTGTTGGCGAAGGCATCAGCGGCTTTGCAAACACCGTGGTTAACCTCGGACAGACCGTTAAGGGCATCATCCCTAACATCAAGGCTTTTGGCTCAACCCTTCTTGGATTGGCAACGAACCCGGTGTTCCTGGGATTGGCAGGAGTTGCAGGCGCAGGAATGGCATTCAAGTGGTGGTTTGACTACAACAAGGGATTGATGGAAGCCACACGACTGACAAAGGAATTCACTGGCTACACCGGGGAAGCATTGGAGACGATGAGGAACAGCATCGCAGCTACAGCGGACACGATGGGAAAGGATTTCAAGGACGTCCTCGGCACGGCTGACAACATTATGGCTAATTTCCATCTTTCGGGCGAGCAGGCGATGGACGTAATCAACAAGGGCTTTGCGAGCGGTGCAGACCTATCGGGCGATATGTTGCAGAAGATACAGCAGTATGCGCCTACCTTCCACGATGCAGGAATATCGGCAGACCAGATGGTGGCTATCATCCAGCAGACACGTAGCGGTATCTTCAGCGACAAGGGTCTCGACATCATCGATATGGCGAGCAAGAAAATTCGTGAGATGAGCAGCGGCACGGCTTCCAGCCTTGATGCTATCGGCATTTCAAGCAAGCAAGTGCAGGAAGACCTAGCCAAAGGAACTAAAAGCACCTTCGATGTTATCCAAGAGGTCAGCACGAAGATGAAGAACTTCGGAGCGGACAGCCAGCAGGTGGGCGATGTTCTGAAAAACGTCTTCGGAAAGCAGGGAGCGCAAGCAGGTATTCAGCTTATCGAACAGCTCGACACGATGAGTACGAGCCTTGACGAAGTGAAGAAACAGACTGGAACTTGGGGAGATGTGCAGCTGGAGAACATCAAGTTACAAAAGGAACTGAACACCTATATGAGTTCTATGTTCGATTTTAGTCAAAAGGGCTTTGCATCAATCATCACGGCAGGAAAGCAATTCGGAACGAAGGTGCTCATTCAGATAATGAAGGGCTTGTTCAACACCATCAACTACTTCATCGACTGGTACAATGATAGCCTTTTGTTGCGAGGGGTAATCAATGCACTCGGCACAAGTTTCCGCTTGATGTGGAACGCAATCAAGCTTGTATGCAATCTTGGAATAGACGCATTCAAGAGGATGGGCTTTGCAGCCAAGGGCATGCTTGATATTCTCGAAGGTATCGTTACATTCGACCTATCCAAGGCACAGAAGGGATTCAAGGAGATATTCGACATTACCGGCACTATCAAGGAAGCATGGCACGACATCAAGAACGCTGGCATAGAGATAGGAAACACATTCGCTGACGGATTCGAGAACACCGTGCACGGAAGACTGAACCATCTGAAGCTTGCGAACCTAGACGGTGGAGCGACCAGCAGTGAGCCAACAAACGGAAACAAGGGAACGACACCAGCAGCCAAGGGCAGCACTGCCAAGACAAAGGCGCAGATAGCCAAGGAGAAAGCGGAAGCCAAGGCAGAGGCAGAGCGCAGGAAGAAGCAGGAAAAGGAATTGCAGGCACAGATTGCACTTATCCAGTTCCAGTACAACGAGCAGGTAATGGACGCAAAGAAGCGATACCTTGCAGGCATGTACGACAACGAGCGAGACTACAGCAACGACCTCGAACAGCTGGAGAAGGACATGGTGGCACGAAGCATTGACGCATACGTGGCGGCAGGGCAAATCGGAGCAGACAAGGCGCAGGAAATGCAGGCAAAACTTCTCGACATCATGATTAAGGCGAAAGCAGACTTGAAGAACCAAGCAAAAGAGATTGTGGACGAAATCAACAAGGAGTTCGAGGACGCAGAGAAGGCACGCAAGGATGCGGACATCATGAACGGTGGCACTGGAGAGGAAGACGATACAGCCAAGCTGGAGAGATACAAGGCTTTCCTAGAGCAGAAGCTGGCAATGACCCAAGAGAATGTTGAAGCGCAGAAGCAGCTACAGCAGGAACTACACGATACGACTTTGCAGTTGCAAGCTGACGAAAACAAAAACAAGCAACAGAAACTTCAAGAGCAGAACCAAATGATAGCCGATTATATCGGGGCAATCGGTGATGGTTTATCTTCGTTTTTCGAGAGCCAGGATCTGACCTTTCATAATTTCCTCAAAACCATGCTGACAACCTATCTAGATGCAATAGAGAAGCAGATAACTGCGACTTATGCAGCTATTCTTGCAACTAGCATTGCAGAGGGTGGATGGGCAGGAGTTGCAAGTGCAGCAGCCAAGCTTGTTTTAATCAAGGCAGCGTTTGCAGCAGCCAAGGCAGCAATAAAAGGCTTCTCCACTGGTGGCTACGTCCAAGGCTCTGGAACCGGAACGAGCGACAGCATCCCGGCAAGGCTTAGTAATGGCGAGAGCGTAATGACCGCCAAGGCGACTTCAATGTTCAGCCCGATATTATCCGCATTCAACCAGCTAGGCGGTGGCGTGCCTATCGTAGTAAACAACGGAGGCAGCAACATCGGCATGGATATGCTGGCGGCAGCTGTAGCAAGAGGGTATCAGATGGCTCCACAGCCAGTAGTGAGCGTGGAAGAGATAAACCGCACCCAGCGTAGAGTGCAGACGATAGAGAATATCGGCAGGCTCTAAGGTTGCAGTTATTTAACCAAGATTTGCGTTCTGAGCGGTTTTCGCTTGAAGGTGGTAAAGTTACACACCCAAGGCAATAAAAGCCGCTTAGAGCGCAAAATTTGGGCTTGTTTAGAAAAATTAACTGCTTACGAGATAAACATATTGAAAAATATCGTATCTTTGCAGCGTTTTAAAACTTAAAAAATACCGATTCAATGGCAAAACTCAGAATATACAACGACATCGACAGCCAAGACAACAAGTTTTGGTATCAATGGTTGGGAGGCGACTGCGTATGTTTTCAGGACATAGATGCTTTTGCGGCAAGCATACCGAAAGACGATGATACAATCGATATGCGCATCTTCTGCAATGGCGGCTCGGTGATTGAAGGCTGGGCAATCTACGACCGACTGCGACAGAGCGGCAAGAAGATTACCTGCACCGTGGAGGGCAAGGCAGCATCCATGGCAACAATCATCATGCTCGCAGCACCAAAGGAGAGCCGCAAGGCATACGAGAACGCTGCCTTCCTGCTGCACAATCCGTATGTTCATGGCTGGGGGTTGGGCGACCAGCTGAGCGCAAAGGACTTGAAGAACCTGGGCGAGGAAATGCAGATGTGGCAGGATAAGATGGTGGACGCATACGTAGAGCGGTGCGAGTGCGACCGGGAAGAAATTCAAGCCTTGATGGATAAGGACATCTTCATCAATACCAGCGAGGCTTTGCGCCTAGGTCTTATCAGCAGCACCGTTCCAGCACTCAGCGCAAGCGCATCGAAACGCAATATCGAAAATTTCATTAATTCAAAACAACAAAATCCAAAAGCAATGGAGAAGAAAACAGAAGTAAAGGCTTCTCTCCTCGACAAGATTCTCGCTAAGTTGGGCGTGAAGACACTGGAGGAAGCAGAGCAGGCGGTGGCAGAGCCACAAGCCAAGGCAGAGCCAAAGGCGATGGAACTCAACACAGCAGACGGACAGACACTGACCGTTGAGCGTGAAGAGGGAGATCCACAGGTTGGCGACAAGGCAAGTCCGGACGGAACGTTTGAAATGCCAGATGGCAAGACAATCGTTGTCGAGGACGGTGTAATTACCGACATTCAGACCGCAGGCAATGAAGGCGGTGAAGGCAATGAAGGCGGTGAGGGCGGCAGCGCATCAAGCACCGACAACGAAACCGTAGCCAAGTTGAAGCAGCAGGTAGCAGCACTCAAACAGCAGTTGAACGACACCAAGGCACAGCTGGCAGGCGCACAGAAACTCGCAAAGAGCAAGGAAGACATGCGCATCCTGAATTCCGTGAAGATGGCAGGCGGTGCTGAGAAGGTGCTGGCAGGCTACAGCAGCCACTACCAGCCAGCACAGCGACAGCCAAGCGGCAAGGGCGCAGGCGACAACGTGAACGCTGTCGAGGAAGGCAAGAACGCTATCAAGGAGAGACTTGCAAAACTCCACAAAAAGGGCAAGAAGTAACCAAGTATTAACCCATTAAATCAAAAGAAAATAATGGCAGGATTTACAAAAAAGCAGCTTGAGAACCTTAAACTCGAGCCGGAAAACCTCGCAAGCATCAAGGATGCCGTGCAGGAAACCTTCTACCAAGATGAGGACTTTTCTTCATTCGTGAACATCATGAAGGTCAAGAACGATGATCCAATCGCACTTATCGGTGAGATGGAAATGGTCGGTAAGGCAGGTGGCGGTTGCGACCCTACCTATGAAGAGAAGGGTATCGCCAACTCTCAGAAGCGTTGGGAACTCGGACAGTGGGAGATTCCTATCAAGATTTGCTACGAAGCATTGAAGTGTTCAATCGCAGAATACAGCCTTAAGACTGGTACAGCCATTAGCGACCTTACCAGCACCGACTTCATGACCATCTACACCGATGCACTCCAGCGAGCCATGCAGCAGATGATTTGGCGTTTCGGATGGTTCGGTGACAAGGCGGCAGCATTGGCAGGTGAAGGTGGCGGCAAGCTGACAGCAGGGTCGGACGTTAGCATGTTCAACGTTTGTGACGGTCTGTTCAAGCGTATCTTTACAGCTACAGCAACAAAGAACCATACCACCATCGCAGCCAACAGCGAGGCTACGACAGCAGCGCAGGTTTCAGCATTACGCAAGAAGGGTGCAGCTACAGCAGTCGTAGACGCAATCTTGATGGACGTAGACACACGTATCATTGACGATAGCGATGCAGTGTTGCTTATGACACGCTCGCTTGCTGACGCATTGACCTACGACATCAAGCAGACCTACCACGATATTATGCCGTGGGAGAAGGTGTTCGATGGCTTCGATGTGGCGACCTACAACGGAGTGAAGATTGCACGTGTCGGCATCTGGGATAGAATGATTAACGCATACGAGAAGGGCGAGACGACAGTCAACCTTCCACACCGTGCGGTATTCTGTAACCCTAAGCACCTTATGGTGGGCACTGATGCCGATGCACTCATTAGCGACCTCGACATCTGGTTCGACCAGAAGGAGCGCAGAAACTATCTCTATGCTACTGGTAAGATTGGCACGGCTCTCCTCGAAGAGGACATGATCCATGCAGCTTACTAATCGCTCCAAATTTTCAGTTTAGTATTAAGTTATTTTTGACAATCCTCAACACCCACAAAACGGTGTTGGGGATATAACAATTTAAAACGAATTAATATGGCAACAACTTGCGAGAGCCTTATCGCCCAGGACATCATCATCCCTTGCGAAGACCAAGTAACAAAGGGACTGGAGGGCGATGGACTTATCATCAACCGAGACGACATTGACTTCACCAAGTCTGCTGTCGTTGGTAATATAATTAGCACATTAGTCTTGAAGACTGGCAAGAAGGCATACGCCATCCGGCAGGAAGGCAGCAAACCATTTACTGGAACCAAGACCGAGTTGACCGTTGGCACGTATCGCAACAGCTGGAAGAACACCGTAGCAGTCGTGGTATTGGCTAACACACCTGACGTTTGTGCCAATATCATTGACGGACTGGCGAACGGAAAGTTCGTTATCATCCTTCGCAACCTCTCTAAGGGAGCGGACGGAAAGGCAGAGTATCAGGTGTTCGGATATGCGCAGGCACTGAAGGCAAGTGCAGGCGAGAACGACAAGTACTCAGATGACACCGAGGGTGGCTGGCTTATCACGTTGGAAGAGGAGAGCGTACCAAAGGCAGCTTATTTCTTCTTCGACACAGACAGCGAGACCACAGCAGCCAAGTATAAGAGCCTTCTGACGGAAGCAGCAGCGTAGCCTATGACATACAAGGAAGCAACAGCCAAGGTCGAGGAGTTGAAGGCACGTTTCGACAGTCCCTTTGATGCAACCGACAAGGCAGTTATCGAAACTCTTTACTTCGAGGTAACACGAAAGCGGTTCGTTCCGACAACCTGCCAGCAGTGTTACCACGATGCTTTGATTGAAATTTATCTAAAACTCAAAAAAGAAAAGGCAATGCCAAAAACATGTAATTACGCAATGAAGGCAGGTTTTATCATTTCCTGCCCCGATTTCTATAATGGTAAGATTTTCACAAACGAGAACTTGACCGACAAGGTAGCGCACGAATATCTGACAAAGTACCCACACATGGAGAGCTACTTTCAGAAAATGCCCAGTGAGGAACTTATCGAGAACAAACAGCCGCCAGCAGGCAGCGACAGCGGTGCAGATGATACCACCGGGAAAGATCCTTCCGAAAAAGCAGCAGGCAGCGACAAGAAGAAAGACCTCGACCAAGCCGAAAAAGCAGGCAAGGAAGAGTAACAAAACAACAAGTAAAACGACACAAGCAGTATGAACGTTAAAACAGTTAAAAAGCCAAAGCGAAGGGTTGATATTGGCTACGTAAGCCGATTCAAGATGCAGGCATACGGATATGATAATCTTTATCCGCAGAACCTCGCACGCATCACGGAAGCCAGCGGAACGGCAATGCTGTGCCTTAACCGCTACGCCCGATTTATTGAGGGCTACGGCTTTGATAGCGACATTCTAGCATCGTTGGCGATGAACCCACAAGGGGACACGGCAGACGATTTGCTCCGGAACGTAGCGCAAGACCTCGCACGCTTTGGAGGCTTTGCCCTTCATGTAAACTACAACTTTCTAGGGCAGGTGTCGAGCGTGAGCCACGTACCCTTTGAAAATTGCCGACTGGAAGAGACAGACGACAAGGGGAACGTGGAGCACGTCTTGCTGCATCCCGACTGGGAGCAGAAGAAAACGAGGAACGGAAAGCGGTTGATGGTGAACGACAAGACTATTGAACGCATCAATATTTTCAATCCCGACCCCGACATCGTCCTTGAACAGATTGAAAACGCAGGAGGCATCGATAGCTACAAGGGGCAGGTTCTGTGGAAGAGCCTAGACGGACAGTTTATTTATCCTACAGCCAGCTATGATTCAGCCATCACGGAGATTTCGACCGATGAGGGACTGGGTAACGTCAAGATGCGAAACGTCCGCAACAACTTCCTCGTATCGTGTATGCTCGTAACCAAGAAGGGCGTTCCGAAGTTCAACGAGGAAGGCGAAGAGGTGGAGAGCGGACAGATGATTTCAGACGAAGACCTTCTGCAGTTCCAAGGGGACGAGAATACAGCGAAGATACTTGCTGTAGAGGTCGAGAACGAGGAAGACGAACCGAAGGTTGTGGCTTTCCCTACGAAGAACTTCGACAAGGAGTTTTCCGTAACCGACAGCAGCGTTATCGAGCGCATCTACGCACAGTTCCATCAAGAACTCTTCTACTCCATCCGTATTGGAAAGCTGGGATTCAGCGGACAAGTTATGCAGGACGCTTACGAATACTATGCAGGCGAAGTGACGACCGAGCAGCGATTCATCGAGCGAGCCTTCAAGAAGATTTTCAACAGCTGGCACGACCCAGCTATTCAGAACCTAGACCCCAAGCTACAGCCGTTAAAGTATATCAGCAGCGAGGTTGCAGGGAACAACACGATAGATTAATTGATTGAGCCTATGGGAAAAAGGAAACAACTTATCACGGCAGACCAGTTCCGAGAACTGGCACGACCGACCAGCACACACCTAGATGAGGATGAAGTGAACGCATACATTCGGGAATGCGAAGATGCGAACATCATACCAGCCATCGGGTATGAGCGGTTCAAGGCAGCGACCGAGCAGGGAGAGTGGGGCGATTCAGTATTGCCCGATTTCCAGCCTGCAACTTTCCTGGACGGTGGCGAATACACCACCAAGAAGAATGGAGATTGCAGCCAAGAAGAAACCAAGGTGCAGAAGTACACAAGCGGAATACGCAAGGCACTCGCTTATTTCACGTATGCGAGGTTTTTTCGTGCCGATGGCACAATTATAAGCCGAGCAGGTGGAATGCGCCACAGAGACGATTATTCAGACCATGTTCAGGACTTATCGAACAACAAGCAATACAACGACATCATGGATATGGCAGAAAGATATTTATCAGATGCCCTTGAATACCTCAAGACATTCACCCCGAAAGGGGACGTGAAGCCACAGCGAGGAACAAGGGCACACATTCACGCAATAGGCAACTAAAAGCACATAAGACATGAACGAGGATATTCAAAAAATGCTCCGTATGGCAGAGCTGATACGAGATGCAACGCAGGTTGGAGAAAACACAGCGGTGCGTGTCGGCACGGAAATTTACGACATCGTTGTCGAGTTAAGCAGGATGCTTGCCATGATGGACGACAAACTGGAGAACGATGCGGTCGTTAGGATTATCAAGAGTGAACTCGCCAAGATAACAATAACGGAAGCGCAAATTGCGGATGGGGCGATAACGGCAGCGAATCTTGCCGATGGCTCTGTAAAGAACAGACACCTAGCATCCAATTGTGTGACCTCAGATAAGCTACAACCGGGAGCGGTCAAACACGACCATCTGACCGAGGACTGTATATCAACTGGAAACATCAGAGACGGCAGCGTGACAGCAAAAAAACTCGGCACGGACATCTACAAGGATATTTCAAACAGAGTGACCGACATCGTGACGAAGGACTTCCCTCCAGCAATCACGGAGGAACAGATAACAGATATTACTAGTAAATAACAATTTAAAACAATAGATTATGCAATTTTTAGACGCAATAGGCTTAGCATATTTCTGGGAGAAGATTAAGAACTGGGTTAATCTTAATTATTTATCATTAACTGGTGGTACAATTAGAGGAAGTGTGTCTTTTTTTAATGATGCAGATGGTGGTAAGTCTATAAGAATAGACCCATCCAGTATTACTAATAATAGGTATGGGGTTAATTATCTTTTTGCAAGTGGAAAAATGATTCCTATTGGTGAAGCTAATGGTGTTGCAGGACTTGATGCCAACGGAAGAATCCCGCTCGCACAACTTGGCAACCTCGATACATCTTTGTTCAAGTTGGTAACCAGCCTTCCTTCATCGGGCGAGAGTAACAAGATATACATCGTTAAGGACGGAAGCGATGCCAACGATGTGTATCAAGAGTATTACTATACCAATGGTGCGTGGGAAAAAATCGGTACTCATGCCGTGAAGGTCGATTTAACGCCTTACGCCAAAAAGACGGAAGCGGTAACAAATGTGGAATTCACAAATATAGAAGCCGATGGGTCTTATATTTCAAATACTTCAATTCGAAATCTTGTATATACACTAGGTGATGGGAGGAAGATAGTAGCCCCAGTACCTCTTGCAGAACCTAGAACTACTGGGGCAAGACCTTATGTTGGTCAAAACGGCTTCATGAGATCCTCCGATAAGGCTAAGCTAGATGGCATTGCGGATGGTGCAAACAATTACACCCTGCCTACTGCCAGTGCATCGGTGTTGGGTGGTATCCTTATAGGTTATGGTACAAGCGGTCGTAATTATGCCGTCCTGCTAGATGGAAGCGGTAAGGCTTATGTTAACGTTCCATGGACTGATACAAACACCACCTACGACTTGTCGCCTTATGCCAAGACGGCAGACGTAAATGCAGCCCTTGCGAAGAAAGTAGACGTGGTAAGCGGGAAGGGACTTTCTACCCACGACTTCACTTCAGCATACAAGTCCAAGCTTGATGGTATATCTTCAGGAGCTACAGCAGATTCTGCAATAACTACAGGAGAAATAGATGCATTATTTGCTTAATAATAATTTTAAAAATTAATTAATATGAAGTTTTTAGATTTAAATGGACTAAACCATTTTTGGACAAAAATAAAAGCAAGTTTTGGCACAGCTATTGTTAATAATTTCGATTATAGAAATGAACTAGACAATGCAGGATATATAAGTATTCCGTTTGTTACAAACCATCAGATTGTTGGAATGTATTATCCACAGAATATCAACGTATACAATTGGTTTCAAAAGGCGTCGAAAGGAGGCATCCTGGAGATAGTCTTTGCAGGAGCGCAAGGAGGTAACACTTATTGCACTAACAAGGACAATGTTAGCTTCATGTATCAAATGCAAGTAGCATCACATGGTCCACTTCTTAATAAGATTGATATTTTGAAAACGGCATACAATACCTATGCACGCTTAATCAAGACAGATGATGATAAACTTGTTGTTGCAGAGTTTGTTCAAAACAAATAAAATTGTATAAATAAAATAAATTATTATGAGAAATAAAACAGGTAGAGCAAAACCAGTAACTCCTAAAGCAGGAGTTACTAAGACCTCAAGAAGATATGCTTGTGGTGGTAAACTTGAACTCTAAGTCGCTGACTTTGTAAATTTAAAAATAAGACAATATGAAGAAGAATAAGAAACAATTACATGAAGCACTGGCAGTGCTTCTTACCAAACTTTCATCGGCAAGGGACAATCCCTTGCTGATGGATAACTACGCAGTGAAAGCCTTGCGCACGGTTCTTTTGGATTTCAAGGAATCGGGCGAGCTTCACGAAGCATACAAGGAGCAGATACAATCCACGCTGTAGAGTGACAACCCCTGGGTAGCTATGATGATGAAGTCAATTGGCGCAGATCCTTCTATTAAGAAGAGCATGACCGATGAAGCTATTGACGGAATGATTGATTCTATGCTGGGGGCAGAATAATACAATTTTCGTTCGAAAATATATATAATAATATACAATAATTTTAATAAATTACTGAAGTTTCGCAAGTGAATAAATATCAACTTGCTTGTTTATAAATATACATATTACGTAGTGTATGGGCAACAGGATTACTTTCGATGAAATCTGCCAGCAACTCTGTAGCATCTA